ACAGGTTACAATTGACAACAAATTCGCAATCAACTACAATAACGACTTAACTTACTACAACCCCCGAAAGGAAACAGCCCATGTCAGCAGTATCAGATGCACGTACAGTAACCAGTGCCCAAGTTCGAAAAAGTATCATGCATGCTTTTAAGAAAAAGCGTCCCATGTTTTTGTGGGGTCCTCCCGGCATCGGCAAGTCCGAAGTTGTGGCTGGCATCACAGAAGAACTTGGTGGCTTGATGATTGACTTACGCCTGGGCCAGATGGAACCCACAGACATTCGTGGTATCCCGTTTTACAACAAAGACATTGGCAAGATGGATTGGGCTCCTCCTGTGGAAATGCCCGATGAAGAAACTGCCAGCCAGTACCCTGTGGTGGTGCTGTTCTTGGACGAGATGAACTCGGCTCCAGCGTCAGTGCAGAGTGCCGCATATCAGTTGATTTTGAATCGACGCATTGGCAAGTACAAGTTACCTGACAATGTGGTGATGGTGGCAGCAGGTAACCGTGAAAGTGACAAAGGTGTCACGTTCCGCATGCCAACTCCGCTGGCAAATCGTTTTGTTCACCAGGAAATGCGTGTGGACTTTGCTAGTTGGCAAGAGTGGGCTGTCAACCACAACATCCACAAAGACGTGGTGGGTTATTTGAGTTTTGCCAAGCAGGACTTGTACGACTTTGATGCCAAGAGCTCAAGCCGTGCATTTGCTACACCGCGCTCTTGGAGTTTTGTGAGTGAGCTGTTGGCGGATGAATGTGACGAGGACACAGAAATGAACCTGATTGCAGGTACTGTGGGCGAGGGTCTTGCTGTTAAGTTTAAGGCACACCGCAAGGTATCTGGACGCATGCCCCAGCCGTCAGACATCTTGAGTGGCAAGGTAACTGACTTGAATGTGAAAGAAGTCAGTGCCATGTACAGTTTGGTGATTTCAATGTGCTACGAACTCAAAGACGCCATTGAGCAAAAGAAAGTCGGCGACAAAGAGTTCCATGAAATGTCAAACAACTTTTTGGCATACATGATGAAGAACTTTGAGACTGAACTGGTGGTGTTGGGTGCTCGTATTGCGTTGACCACATACATGTTGCCGATGCAGCCTACCAAGATCAAGGTGTTTGACGAGTTCCATGCTCGTTACGGCAAGTACATTTTGCAAGCCAGTTGATGGGGGTGGGTGGCGCAGTCTGCAAGGGCTGTGGCTGCGCCACCCTTTTTATATGATTCCTATAAGATTTTATCCAGGCACACACGGAAATTATGTTGAGTTTGTACTCAATAAAGCAATCCACGGTGACAAAATCCACAAGATTAACCCATTGGGAAGCATTGGCACCAGTCATGCACAGCGGTCTGACACAAATTATCGATTGCACAAAACCTTTAACCAAGTTCCGTGGGTCAGACAAGCGGTTATAACCAAAGACCAACCGGTTATAAAGATAGACTTTGATTCAAGTGATGACATTTTTATAATACAACTTAATTTAAAAAGATCAGAAGATCTTGATATTGATGTTGACACGTTAGAACATATGACCTATCAAAAATTGTTTGGAAAATATGGGCCGTACGGAAAAAAATATCACGGTCCAGACAAAATAATAGACGATATAAACAAGTTTACTGACCTCTCACCTTACTACAATATTAAAGATGAATCTTGGCCTGCAATCAGCTCGGTTGATGATTTTTATAATTTGCCAAAACACATCTTAGACGAATGCATAAATGTGTTTGGTTATCAGCCAATACAGATAACCGAGTCTCGTCCTGATGCTCCTAGATGGGTATTGCGTAGTTTGTTTAAATCTTGGTTTTACGATCAATTGAATCGCCCATCAAGCACCATGGTAGACCTTGACCAATACAATAATGTTTATAAACTGCAACTTAGAAATTTATATGGTGTTGATAGTTTTAAACAAGAAATTGTCAACATAGGAAAATTTTTCAATATTGACACGAATCTTAATAATTTTTCAAGTCAAGTTCATCAACAATTTATAGACATGGTTCCATACAAAGAGTCAAAATTTAATTGTGAAAGAATTGTAAATTCGATTGACAAATGTGATCATTTTCAAATTAATTTAAACGTAGTAGAAGAAGGCTATGTTAACTATTGTCTTGAACAAAAATTTAACATAATTATGCCGGAAGAAACAAAACATTACTTCAAAGACACAACAGAGTTATCTACATTTGTAAAACAATTTCTATGAAATACGAAATTGTCAAACTAAATGGTCGCAACAGTTGGAGCAAGATCTATCGGTACACCATTGAGTTTCCCAAGGGTGATTACAGCAGTGGTGTGTTGGAGTTTGATCGAGCACGACGTTGGTTCAACCGCACATATGGTTGGAGTACAGATGTCAAAACACAGAATGAAATTGCTGAACAACTGAATGACCAGGTACCTTCAAGTCATCAATCAGATGATCTAAATCTACAGTGGGCCTACAGCACCGAGTATCGCAACTACCGTATCTACGTGGCTTCGGACAAGGAGCTGATGTTCTTTGAATTGGCACACTCAGGCACTGCATAATGTCTTATCGGGTAACCACAAAGAAGAATCTTATCATCTTTCATGACCCTGAAGAGTGGTCCGCAGTGCTGGACCGTTTGGCTGAGGATTTTGGCACTGTCATACGCATGCGGCACATCATGCGGCGTGAACTGGGGTTTACCGCACGTGACCATCAAGGACTTGAACCCAATCAGCCCAGACCTGGTAGCGTGTTGGACGGGTATCAATGGGGCACAGCACCAATAGGCTATCACTATAATTACCAAGTGCATTTGGACTTCTACACCGAATCCTCGCAGAGCTGGTTTATATTAAAGTATTTGTAATTTAATTGTATTGGCCGAAGCAAATAATATGTTTTCCAAGCCTCCGTCAATGCCGGTGTTGGATGTTTTTTTAAATTCTCTAAGGGCTTGAACTAAAAAATCATAATCTATATTTGAGTTATTTTCTATAGTATTTTGCCTCCACCAGTCATCGGTCATGTGTTTCCAACGTCTTATTGTTTGCAGTCCTATAAAAGATACTCCTAGTTGTAAACATAAATCTCGGTACTGTAAAATTTCGTGGTAATTTTCATACTGCACAATCATTTGTGTCGTTACATTAATTCCTAGATCGGTTAATTTTTTTACTCCGTCAGTCACTAGATCAAACCGTGCTCCACGAATTTTTTTGTAAGTTTTCGACGACGCAGCATCAAAACTCACACACATTGATGCTAAATTTCCACGACGATGCAAAGACTCCAGCAACTCTATTCTTTTAAGTAATAAATTACCATTTGAATTTATTCCTAATTTAATGCACTGCGGTAGATCAGCAGATTTTAAAAAATCCAAATATGTACTACTGGCCAACATCTCTCCCTGACCATCACCAGTCAGCAACACTGGTTGATCAAAAATTTTATATTCTTGTTTAATAGCGTCTAAAATATATTTTGACGTTGGATTAATTGACTTGGAATATATTGGTCCTACTCTACAACTGGGGCATTTAAGATTACAACTGTAATCAAGATCTTGCAAATATATAATAGTTGGTAATTTTGGTTGTTGTACGTGATCAAAATTTTCTATCAAATCAAGATTCCATATTTTACCACAACTATTTTTTTTACAATATGAAAAAGTTTGATTTTGAATTGTTTGCCTAAACGCTTGCATACGAGAATTGTTAAATATTTCTGCAAGAGTGTTTTTGAATAAATTACCCACTACACCAAAATTGTGCCAACCTCGACACAAGCAGGGACTGACATCACCATTTGCATGAATATGCACTACATTAAACGGGCTGTCACAAAATTTAAACATTAGTACTACTTATGTCCGTTGACCATTAATTCAAAATCTGTTAAAATACATGAAACAAACAAGGAATCGCATGCACTATTTTAACCCTGACGTACTATATGCCAAAGGCACCACTGCTACCAAAGATGACGCAAAGAAATTTGCCAACTTGATCGGTCCCATGGACACCAAACTGGATCGCGTGGTACGTGAAAAATTGATTTCAGCCCGTGTGGGTTTGCTGTTGAAGGCCAGTTTCTTTGGCAACCTTGCAACACGTTTGAAGCTGATCAATGCTGATGAGTGGTGTGCCACTGCCGCAACAGACGGCAGAAACTTTTACTACAACACCCGCTTCATTGAAATGTTGCGTCCCAAAGAAATTGAGTTTTTGTTTGGACACGAGGTGTTGCATTGTGTGTATGATCACTTTGGACGTCGCGGAGACAGAGACCCGCAGTTGTGGAACATTGCCAATGACTATTGTGTGAACGGTGACTTGGTCAAACACAATGTGGGTGAGAAGATCACTTCAGTGCCGTGTTTGTATGATCGCAAGTATGACGGCATGAGTTCGGAAGAAGTGTATGATGCCTTGTACGAAAAAGCAGAAAAGATTGACATTGGCTCATTGCTGGATCAAATGATTGACGAGCACTTGGACGGCGAAGGTGACGGCGACGGAGATCAAGAAGGTGAAGGCAAGGGTCGCCCCCGACTCAGCGCCGAGGACAAGCAGGCCATCAAGGACGAGATCAAAGAAGCCATGCTGGCGGCTGCCGCTACTGTGGACGGTGCTGGCAACTTGCCCGCAGGCGTCAAGCGCCTGATTCAGCAACTTACAGAACCCCAGTTGAACTGGCGTGAGATTTTGCGCATGAATCTGGAAAGCACAATCAAAGCCGACTACACATGGATGCGGGCCAGCCGCAAAGGTTGGCACATGGATGCTGTCATGCCCGGACAAAAGCCCGACGAAATGATTGATGTTGCTGTGATGCTGGATGCATCGGGCTCAATCAGCCAGGACATGCTGAGAGACTTTTTGAGTGAAATCCAGGGCATCATGGACTCGTTCCCGTCATACAAGATTCATGTGGCAACGTTTGACACTGACTGCTACAACCCTGCGCAATATGACTCGGACAATCTTGACAGCATGATTGACTACGAAGTGTCTGGTGGTGGCGGTACTGATTTTGATTGTATCTTTACCTACTTGAAAGATCAAGAGATCACACCACGCCGACTCATCGTGTTCACAGACGGCTACCCGTTTGGTTCATGGGGTGATGCCGAGTACTGCGACACCACTTGGATCTTGCATGGCACCACAACCATTGTTCCACCCTGGGGCACACATGCCTACTATGACGAGAGCAAACAAGATTGAGGAGTGCCGGAATGAACGAACGAATTCAAGCTCTTGCAGATGAGGCTACTTGTTTCAAAGAAGGCCTTACTGAAGGATTATACGACATTGAAATTTTTGACAAAGAAAAGTTCGCCCTGTTGATTGTGAGAGACAACATCCAGACCCTGCGCGGCAATGGTTATGATGATGCCGCACAAGTTTTGCAGGACATACACTTTGGAATTGAGGATCCAGTATGAACGAACGAATTAGAGAAATTGCTGAACAGGCCACTGTCTATCACAATGGTGGGCTTGGTACTGAGATTGAGTCTTTTGACAAAGAAAAGTTCGCCGAGTTGATTGTGAAGGAATGTATGAATGTTTTAGATCCAGGTGAGCATCAATTGATAGCACGTTTTCAAGCAAGGAAATGGTTAGCAGAACATTTTGGAGTTGCGGAATGACCAATGAAATCACAACAGAAATGCTGGACCGCAAGACGGCATGGTGTGAGCAAAACGCATTTTGGGGCCGAGATTCTGCCATACAGCGTATGCAGGATTTCTACTACGAGAAAAAACGGGACAGTGTGGATCAAGATTGGCCTGAAAGTTTTAATGGAGTTGATCTTGCCAAAATATTGAATGTGGAACGTGTGAGTTATAGAATCTACTATAGCCGAGATAATCTTACATTGAGAGTGTTTGTGTTCCGTGCCCACTGCACCAGGTCCGAAGAGCGCGAGCTGTTGGCGTTGGGATTTGTACATGCACAAGACGGCGACACTGAAAATATACCTGACCACCCAGTAGAAAAAGTTGAAGGAGTTGAAGAATGACACACAATCACAATCTGTTATGTCAAACAAGGTCCTTGTACAATGAACCATACCATACAGTGAGACCACTGTTGCCTATAAGAATGCAACACGGTGCCAGTATGATTGAGTGGACCGAACAAGCATTTGGTCCTGCAGGTCGAAGAGTTCGGGGCATTGTGGGACAAACTGTGAAGGTTGAGGAACCCGGTCTTAGATACTATGTGGATCCCACTGCATTTTGGTTTAGAAGCAGTCAAGACCGTGACGTTTTTGTTGCACATTGGACCCGGGAGTTGAATCGTGAATATATCTATTGCTAGTGCATCCGTAATGCCTGTACTCAACACCTCTGCCATGGCCGGTCGCAGAGCTGATAGAAATGAACAACTGGCAGACCAGCATTACGACAAACTTGATGAACACTATGATGTCAAACGTAGTGATTGGCAAAAGAATCGTGCAAGTTTCCAGGATCATGAAGAGGCAAAATACATTGCAGAAATCAATCAATATCTCAGCCTCAAAAGACGAGTGGAATATGGGTTATATCAATACGGTAAATTTTTAGGCCACAACTTGGATGTATCTGTATGAACAAACGAATTCGAGAACATTTTGGAGTTAAATCATGATTAAAATCATACTGGCATTTTTGTTTGTGTTTGGCTAGTCTTTTTTGGTATCAAAGCCGTTAGATCAATGACTGGTCAAGACCAATTGGCATTGACTAAATTGTTGATGTATAGTATAATGTGTGCATTGGTGACCGTAGTGTCGTTGATTGTAATTGTTGTTTTATTTTAAAGGAAAAACATGAAACGTATTTTGACTCTCTCTATTCTTGCAGCCGCTGTTCTTGCCACAGGTTGTACTCGTATTGAAACCGGTGAGGTGGGTGTGCGAGTGGGCTTTGACCGCCAGATTCAGCCTGGCGAATTGCTGCCCGGATCATTCAACCAAACCATGATTGGTGATGTGCTCACATTCCCTATCAAGGACGTTAATGTCACATTGGAGAACATGACTCCTGTGGCCAAAGACAACTCAACAATGAAAGACTTTGATGCTGTGGTTGTGTACAACATCAACCCACAACAAGTGAGTGAATTGTACGCAACCAAGAACAAAAGTTTCCACGCTGAGTTCAAAGGTGACACCTATGTGATGTACAACTACATTGTGCAAAATGCTCGCAATGCCATTTACAAAGCAGCTCGCAAGTACGAAGCCTTGGACATGGCAGACAATCGCACTGACATGGAAAACTACATCAAAGAGGAAATTGCTCGCAATCTTGGTGAAGAAAAACTGGATGGTTCAATCACCATCAGTCAGGTGATGATTCGCAATGTGTTGCCCAGCGACACAGTGGTTGAGAGTGCCAATGCCTTGGTTCGTAGCAAGAATGAGTTGAAGCAGAAGGAAGTTGAAGTTAAGACTGCCGAAGCAGAAAGCCGACGTATGGCAGCACTGGCCAACAACTCAGGTGCAAGTATTGCGTTCATGCAAGCACAGGCCATGTTGAATATCTCTGAAGGTATCAAGAACGGTCAAGTGCAGACCATTGTTGTACCTAGCAATTTCAACGCATTAATGATGAACAAGTAATATGTGGGCCTTGATCATTGCACTTACCATGGATGTAGCGCCTTTTGAGATAAAGTTCACTCAATTGGCTGAGGTCAAAACATATCAAGAATGTAGAGACCTTTCTAAAATATTAAAAGACCGTGGACTAAATGCACACTTGTTTTGTGTACAACAACAATGACTATAGAAGATTTAGAACACATTTTTCAAAATCAAATTGAAGAAGGTACAACCAAGCTGTACTTTATTCTTAAAGACGGTGATGCTATGACTGTGATTGAACGTCATCCTGCAGAGGATCTGGAGGGTCTGTTGCCCATGCTATCAAGTTTTCGTTACGCCGGTTCACCTGCTGGCATGCCGAGGTTTACAAAATGAAAACTTATTTGATGTGGAGAGACTGATATGGGCAACCAGACCCAATACTTTGAACGCACTGGATACCGGCCCGAGTACTCAATAGGCGACAGGGTATTCGGTCACTGGAATGGTATTCCTTTTGCAGGCAGTGTGGGCAACGACACCTTGATCAGTCCGGTGCAAGGGCCCAGGATCAGCATACACTTGGATTTGCCTATTAAATACGAAGGTGTTGTAAAGAATGTCGTAATTGTCAAGCATGAAGATATTAAGCGCATGAAGGAGTTTTAAATGCCAACAGTGTACACCGAAGTAGAAGTTGATGTAGATTTAGTAGATTTTGACACAGACGATATCTTGGAAGAACTAGAACGTCGTGGCGCATTGCCTGTGGAACAGCATGGTGATGCCCGAAACATTGTAGAGCAGATCTACTACCTGCGCAGACAAAGACAACCATACGAGCATTTGATAGATTCGTTGATGTATGCTGTGATAGGACGAATAGTGTGATCCAAATTGAATGGTTTGTGTACGGTGCCATGTTTGGATTTGTGGCGCCGTATGCATGGCCCATGATCATTCGTTGCATTGAAGAAGCACGTATAGCACGTAGAGATTGGCGCAAGAATGACGAACACCATTGAACAAATCATAAACAGGATCAAGCGCCTGGAACAGTTTATTGTAAAAGTGTCTGTTCCTGAAGGTTTTGCGTTTTCGGGTGCAGTGCCATTTGATATTGAAATTGCAGGCTCAACGGCCATGGTCACAGTGTGGGCCGCAAGTGAAGCAGAAGCACGACGGCGAGCCGAAGAGTTCTTCCAAAATACACCATAAAATATTCCACCAACATTCCGTTGCCTTAAATATTTACATGGAAAACGCATCACTTACCCTGGCCGATATGGCATCACTCAAAAACTTAATTGAAGCCGCTACAGCACGTGGCGCTTTTCGTGCCAACGAAATGAGCACTGTAGGCAACATCTACGACAAACTAGATGCTTTCTTAACAGCCACTCAAGCACAATTGGCCGCACAAGCTGAAGCACAATCAGCTGACCCCACACAAGGAGAATCACAATGAAACACATAGGACGACACGGTGACCGCAAGGTTGCAATCATATTTAGAGAACTACCCGGCCAAGAACACATGTGCCTGGTGATTTATCCCGAAACATTACCAACTCATATTCACAATACCATCATGACAATTTTGGAATCAGCCCCTGGTCAACAAAGTCCCAACTTGGCAGATGTATTGCATCGTAACTTGTTACCGGATGGTAGAGTTATTTTACAAGCCTTGCACAACGAAGGCATGTTGAAGAAGATCAACACCAACCAGGTCATTGTTACTCCCACTGCACAAAGCAATGTCAAACTTGACGAACTGAACCGCATTGTGAAAGAAATGGAATCAGGTGCTGAGGCTCTCAAACGCATGCAGGAACTGGATGCCAACGCTGGCTTTGTAGATCCTGCTACCAAACGCCGAGCAGAAAAAGCATTCAAAGAAGGGCGCATTGCTGACGCTGAGGCCATAGTAGCACCATTGGTTGCTCCTGCTACTGGTGCATTGGATGACCAATCACTGGCAGCCAACATGCTGGCACAGGCCAAGAAAATGGAAATAGACGCCAAAGGCCTGGTTGCCGAAGCAGCTAGAATGAAAAAAGAAGCACAAAAGATGTTTCCTGCTGTGAACATGAAGTCTGCTAAAACTGTGCCTGTGGCCACTGCTGTCGAACCCGCTGCCGCTAAAACACGCAGTCGCAAGAAGGCAGCGGCTGATGCAGTTCAGTGAAGAGTTCTTGGAACGCTGGGAACACATTATTAATGATGTAGACATCACAGACGTTCCACTTGAGTGCATTAAAAAAGTTGTGGTTAAGTTGCATGGCAAGCGGCAACGCACCATCAATCTTGACCTGCTACGACGTCAAGGTCTTGACTTCAATGAGATTGAAACTGTAATGTCAAGAACCTTGGCCGATCTGGGTGAGCAAGTGCGTGACGTTGATTTTATTCTTGACGTTGGTGCCATTGCCACTATTGTGCAACCTGAAACAGACAAACTACTAAAAGACTTATGAATGTTCGCTTACTCAGCTATAGCCAACCTACCAAGGAATTTGCAAGCCAAGGCATTGGCAATGCACAGGAACTCATTGCGTACTGCGCCCGTGTCAGCAATCCCTCCAACCAATTCAACACAGACACTAGCGAAAAACTTATCCGGTATCTTGTTCGACACCAGCACTGGAGTCCCCTTGAAATGGTCAGTGCTTGCATGGAAATTACGACAACAAGAGATATTGCGCGGCAAATCCTTCGCCACAGAAGTTTCAGCTTCCAAGAGTTTTCGCAACGTTATGCTGATCCAACAAAGGATCTTGAATTCGTATTCCGAGAAGCCCGACTGCAAGACCCCAAGAACAGACAGAACAGCATAGAAGTTGTACAAGACAATCCTGAAGCACGTCGACTGGCACAGGACTGGGAACGTGCTCAAACTAGAGTTAAACTTGCTGCCATTGAAGCCTACAACTGGGCCATTGACAATGGCATTGCCAAGGAACAGGCCCGTGCTGTGTTGCCCGAAGGCATGATGTCAAGCCGATTGTACATGAACGGCACATTACGATCATGGATCCACTTTATTGAATTGCGATCAGCCAACGGCACACAAAAAGAACACCAGGAAGTGGCCCGAGCCTGTGCAGAAGCCATTGCAGCAATCTTTCCAATGGCATCAACATTAGAGATCAACTGTGAATGATCACAGTATACGTTGGCGATGTTGGGGAATATCTTTCGATATTGTGTCACGCAGTTGATCCTGGTGCAAAGTTAATTACAGATAAAAATTTTGCTAATTTAGCGCCAGGTACCTACTACACCAGCATTGCAGATCTAAGCACTTTACTAAACTTTAGTTCAGTACTGAGACAAGCAAACAAAATTGTATATGCACCTCCAGATAAATGGTCTGACCAGCATAAAAAAACAAGTAAGATGCAACACTGGACTGAAGATTATCTAAACGTATTTAGATTTAAATGCCAAGTTGAAAACTTTGAACCCAAAGTTCAAATTAATAAAGATGCGGTACTGCATTTAGTAGACCAAAGAAAAACTCAAAAAAAACAACTATGGGTTGCAGGATGTAGTATCAGTCACGGCATAGGTGTAACAGAACAAACACGATATGGGCAATTGTTGGCCAATCAATTGAATATTGCAGCAAGTTTTTTAACCTGTAGTGGTTCATCAATTGTATGGGCTGCTGACCAAATTTTAAGATCTGACATAAGGTCTGGTGATATTGTGGTATGGGGTGTTACCTCCTGGTCCAGGACTCCGTTTTTTATTGATAATGCTCTGTCTCACGTGATGGCAAACTCATTAGAAAAACATTCAAAACATCATAATCTAGTAAACGCTGACACGCTTGCTAGTGATCATTTGTTTTATAAATCACTGATCAGTATTTTTCAAGTGATAACTTTTTGTCAAAAGATCAATGCAAAACTAGTAATTGCATCTTTACTAGATGACTGTGTTTGCGAATATCTAAAGGATCAACCAAACTTTATCATGTTATACAAGTTATGGGGACGAAATTGGGATAAACTGTTTATTGATATGGGATCTGACGGGACACACCCAGGATACATCACACACCAATTTTATGCTGATCAAATCTATCAAAAATTGCAAGGCCCACTTGCATGTTCCTGATTAATTTGCTATAATGTTGCATGTCAATCAATACTCTATACTCTGAATACAAACAATACCAAGACCCGGAATACAAAATCATCGACAACAATGTTGTACGTTTTAGTGATATTTGTGTGCATGAGTTCACCATGGGCGATGTAGAAGATCCAGACTTGTATGCGGCGCAACCAATCTGGGAATGGCAAGAAAGCCAGGCAGGAAAGTTTGTGATGGCTCATGCTGTGGAAGCACCGTACTGGATTCGTCAGGTAGACCACAGCAGTTATGGACACCGGTATAAAATCATAGCCCGGCTCAGCGAGCCAAATCAAACATTTTTTAGGTTGAAATTTAAATAAATATATTTGACACTTCCCCCAATCCAATCCCCCAATATGTTTAATCAAAAAATCTTGTGCATAGGCAACGAGACTGAAGATACTGATCATCAAGTTTCTCAGTTGTCAAAAAATCAACAGACTGTAAATCACGGACTTGTTACCGACGAGTCATTTGTTCCTGTTGATTTTGGATACTATCATGTCAGTATAGCTGACATGCCACCTGGTGCAATTGCACCTATAGCATTGAATTTTGATCAGATCATAATGTTAGATCAAGCCAAAGAATCATATCCACACTGGAAATCATTTGTGGGAACATTTAGACTGATGTATGATCTAGAACAAACTGGGCACAATGTGGTTTATCGAGACAACGAGTGCAATAAAAATATCAGTTATTGGCACAACGTGCTGAGAGAAAACAAAAGTGTTTGCTTCTATCCATTTTTAGGACTGATTGACAATCTTGGAAGCACAGGGGTATGTCCCAAAAATTTTGACGCATTTACCCAAGTAAACAACATTGAAGATTGGCGTACCAACAACAAATACAATGCCATGCGTGAAAAAATGTTGCGTGGAGAAGCAGTCACTGAATGGTGTCAAGATTGCTACCAACAAGAATCAGTTGGCCAAGAAAGCACAAGACAATTTGAAACTCTTGAATGGACCACTAGATTAGATTTTACCTCTGTAGATGACTTTAGCAAAATTGATGCCCCAGCATATTATGAAATACGTCCCAACAACAAATGCAACATCATGTGCCGTACTTGTGACAATGTGCGTAGTCATTTGATTGAAAAAGAATGGAAAACCATCAACATTCCACTGTGGCATTATCAACAAGCAAACATAACTTTTGAGCATGTGGACTTTGACACTGTAAAAAGAATTTATGTTGGAGGTGGAGAACCCACGGTGATGACAGAATTTTATGATTTCTTGACCAAATGCATCGCACATGGACATACTGACTTTGAACTGGTAATTGGAACCAACGGTATGAAATTCAGTGACAAGATAATGAAACTATTCAGCAAGTTCACTGATGTTTGTTTTTCAGTAAGTTTTGATGGTTATAAAAAAGTAGGCGACTATATTCGTTGGGGCAGCGACTTCGACACTGTGACCAAGAATACTCATATGCTGTTGGATCATGGTCACAAAGTTGGACTGCAAACTGTTTTTTCTGTTTACAATGCTACTCGTATGCACGAAATTTTTGAATTTTATGATCAAGAATTTCCTACTGCAAGCCTGCTGGTGCAATATGCTGGATTTGCTGATGACATGATGAATCCATACAACCATCCTTGCCCTGACTTGGTAATAGACTCCATGAAAAGATGCACACAAACACAAGTGTACTATTCAAACGGAAGATCTTGCAAAACACAAGTGGATGCAATGTTGGATTGGTATACCAATCAATATCAACTGGACGCAAACAAATTAAACAAGTTTTATGAATTTAACGATAAATTGGATAAATCACGTGGCAGTCTTTTGGCTGACTACATTCCTGAATTAGCACAAGCTCGGAGCATGATATGACATTTTTAGTAACAGGCGGCCTAGGCCTCATTGGGCACAACATAGTACAACGACTACAAGCACGTGGTGAGAAAACTGTGATCATGGACACCAAGACCACGTATGGTATTATCCCACAATCAGAAATAGACTACTTGATGGCCGAGCGTCTTGCCAAGATTGATAATCATCCTGTGTATAACACAGACATCACAAACGCAGGTCCTGTAGACTATGTGATTGGCAAAGAGCAACCCAAAGTCATCGTTCACTGCGCAAGTTTCCCCCGACAGAAAGTGGTCAATGCCAACCCTGCGCTGGGTGCGGATGTCATGATGAAGGGGTTGATCAACTTGCTTGAGAGTGCCAAAAAACACAAAATTGAACGGTTTGTGTACATCAGTTCAAGCATGGTGTACGGAGACTTTGAAGATGATGTGTTGGAAGATGATACGTGCCGTCCGCAAGGGCAGTATGGAATAATGAAACTATGTGGAGAAGACCTTGTCAAAGATTATGCTCGTCGTTGTAATTTTGAGTATGTTATTATTCGCCCCAGTGCTGTTTATGGGCCACTTGATGTTGAAGACCGAGTCGTTGCAAAATTCATGCTCACAGCAATGCGCGGCGGAGTGCTCCGAGTTAATGGAGCGAACGAAACACTAGACTTTACCTATGTGGATGATGCCGCCGATGGTATTGTTGCTGCCGCAACACGTATCATGTGCCGCAACATGACATTCAATATCACCAAGAGCCATTCAGTAAGTTTGTTGGAAGCTGCTGAAATGATTGTGAAGATTGTGGGCAAGGGTACTATTGAGGTGCGTGACAAAGATGCAGACTTTCCCAGCCGCGGTGCGTTGAACATTGATCGTGCAAAGACCATCTTGAGTTTTGATCCAAAAGTAGATGTAGAAGAAGGATTCCAAAAGTATTATGAGTGGCTTGACAATTCCGTTTACTGGAATCCGAAAACAGTATAACAATCTCCGCACTGAAATTCTGGATGCAACAGATATTGTGTTGCGTTCAGGGCAACTCATGAGCGGCAACTACACCTATGAGTTTGAAGATTGGCTGGCTAGACGCAATCATCAACCCTATGCTGTGACCTGCCACTCGGGCACACAAGCCCTGGAGATCATTGCCGAATGGTATCGAACACAACTGGGTGTTCCTGATATTCCTACTGTGGCTGTGCCTACAATGACTTATCCTGCCACACTAAACGCATTTGTGCGAGCAGGTTGGAACATACACATAGTAGACACTGATCAGTATGGTGTGATGGACTTGGCCAAACTTGAGCACAACACAGACGTACAGGCCATTTGTGGCGTGGGCCTGTACGGGCAATCTGTTGCCAACATGACACAAACATTATGGGCACTGACTCATCCCATCATAGAAGATGGGGCACAGCACTGGCTCAGCAATGACTGTCAACGTGTGGGTGACTGTGCCATCAGTTTTGATCCCACAAAAAATCTAGCCAACTATGGCAATGGTGGTGCTGTGATCACTGCCAATGCTGGCTTGAAAGATTTTGCCCAGAATTGGATCAGCAATGGCAAGCACAGCCGACACGCAGAAATTGGTACCAACAGTAGAATGAGTGAAATAGACTGTGCGCAGATGTTGGTAAAGACTCGTTATATCGATCAGTGGCAACAACGCAGGCGAACCATTGCCAAACACTGGATGGAGATGCTAAAGGGCAAGCCTTGGATCACTTGCTTGATTGATGATAGCAACTTTGACAAACACTGTTTTCACAAATTTGTGATTCATGTGGACAATCGAGATATCTTGCAACGCAACCTTGCCTTGCGTGGTGTTGAGACCAAAGTACACTACCCAACACCCATGCACGAGTTACCAGCGTATCAACACTATCTGTGTCCAGACTTGCTCAGTGCCGGCAGCAGTCTGGCACGTAGATGTTTGAGCCTTCCTATCTATCCTGAACTAACAGACTTGGAAGTTGAATACATTATTGATCAGGTGTTAGACTGCGTTTGACAAACGCATAGGTGGCCAACCAAGACCACTCATAACTTTTCTTCAAGGCGTCAAAGTCGCCGCCAACTGAATCATAATACTCTGCACCATCCTCTGCACCTTTGCGACTCCATTGCCCGTCTGTGGTATCAACAGTGAGCCAACGATTGAGTCTGTGCTCGCTTTCCACATCAGGCAAACTGGCCTTCAGTTTTAACACTTCACGGAATGCAGTGCGCCAGCACATCCAATCCGATTCATGGTACATGGCTGTGCCTGACACAATGGGCACAACTTCGTGTGGTTGGTCTAGTGTAAAGTCCAGACCTTGCCCTGTGTTCTCCAACACCAACCGTTTATTATATGCAATCACGGCCTGATGTCCATACACCAATCCGTTCACAGGATTGTGTGCGTGAAATATATAGTGCTTGGGTTGTTGCATGCGATCAGGTTGCCACGACCAGTCAAAATCCGCAGTTACTTCTAGTTTGGCAAACACAGCAAAGAACCAAGGTGTGCGACTGTGCCTGGCAGCCTCTTGATATGCTGCCACACGTCCGTTGATGCCCGACACATGATGTATTTGGTTCGCAGCAACACGGGTTGAATTTTTTGTCCATTGCAAATGTTCAAAATAAATGCCAGCATTTATTTCACCGTTGCTGATGAATACAATGTCCAACACTGAGTCTTGCAATATGCGCCGTGTTCGATCTATGTAGGGATAGTCATACAACTGTGTCTTTATGTGAGGCACAGCCGTACGTGGTACCACAACTGTGCCGGCACCGTCACTGATGGGCATGATAGTTTTGGTCTCTTCGCGCCACAGTGGCACAGTGACCATGTTTCCGGGCACATAATTGTAGTTGGTAAATGTGGCCAAGGGTCCTGCCCAGTCAGTGTTCTTTACTGCATCAACATGACTGTCACCATCGTGAAGTATAACAGGCATGGGTCTACGTGGCACAGCGGTTTTGATAAAGTTTACATCATACCATTCCAACAATGCTTTCTTTTCTGCTCTGGCAGCAAATGTGGGCACATGCATGAAGAAGGTGTCTCCAAACTTTTGGTCATTGCTGGCAAACACATGCAACATGGTGGCTTGCCATTGTTCAGGATGCCATGAAAAGTCAAAATCCGTATAGTCACAGATACTGCTGCATATCCAAACAAACTCATGTTCGGTGCCTATGCTCTTGGCAATGCGTATTAGTGTATCTCTGTAGTTGTCAAAGTAGCGCACAGTCCGTGTGGTGTTGACGATTTTGCCTGCCGCACCACACAAGTGATCTATTTCATATACAGCAGTGGCCACTCGATTGGTTATAGCACGTATTTGATCCACATACTTGATGTCTGTGGCACCTGCTACAGTGTATACTGGCCCGCCGGTGCGTTGATGCTGTGTGCCAAACTGGTATATGTACGGAGGATCAAAGGGATTTGGATGCCACGACTGGTCCACCGGCTCAACACCTAGCGGAACCGTCCACGATTTTTTGGTAGGCTTTGCTACAGCATGTTGAGCTGTTTCTAGTTTGATTGAATCAGCACCCAAATTATACACAGGTCCACCTGCTGATTGCCATTGTGTGCCGAAATGATGTTGGTAGTGATCGCTGGGTAAGGAGTGCCAAGAGAAATCAAAACTGTCTGCATCTATGTTTGACGGTATGCGCCATCCATCACGACTGCTCAGTCTTGCGATTGTACGATCTGTATGGTAGTTTGTGTGTTCATAGCCCTCACGTGGCACAAGGTATGTGCCCGAATCTGGTTGCCATTGACTGGCCCATGCATGCCGCTGATCGGCTTGCCAAGGAGGGGGTTCAAAAAGCCAGTCCCAGTCTTGGTAATCTGCTAAGTAATGCACAATCCAGAAAAATCGTGTGCGACTCAACTTCTGCGCATGCTGGAATGAATCCACCGATCTCTCGTGTGGGAACAAATTTGGCTTATACCCATCTGAAAAATAAAATACGTCAAACATGCTTAGAATAGATGAAATTTATGATAACACAATCTGGCCTTGGATTAAAAAATATCATCCTGGTGTAAGATTATGGTGGTGTGAACCATTTGGCAGAACTGATCCAGCTAGCTTAATTAATTATGGCAGCGATAATGCAATTGAACACAATTATACACTATTATGGGACCAAGAGCCTATTCATTTGAACATACACATACCTACATTTAAACAAGTAGTTAGTAACAATCAAAACTTGCACCGAGCAGTAGATCGGCGCAACCATCTAAATCAATTGGCCATTGACAGTGGATATAACAAACCACTAAATATCAATCGACAAGTAGGCGCAATTATTACTAGTGAACGCGATAGTGACGCAGTTGATGCAGTATGCAACCAATTTGGATGGAAACATTATTACTATTTTTTCCATGGTTGGGCAGCATTGGATTGGTATCGCGGATACGATAAGACTTTTTTAATCCAGCCTTGGACTGAAAGAACTATTAATCAAACATTTTTGGCTCCGAATCGCATTGTGGCAGGAGAGCGTGAACACAGATTGGAAATGCTGTATTGGATATTCCGACTGGGCATGACTGACAATCACATATCATGCCCCAGTATATGTCCTGCAGAGAATATTCCAATACTGGATGCTGTGAAATCACTTAACACAAGGTATCCTGATATTGAAACAGTGTTTGCACGCCAGCCGCTGCCATTAAATTTCAAAGACGAAACTGGTCATCCCATGCAATCTTGCTGGTTAGATTTATTTGATCAGTCTGCTGAAAGTTTGTTATATTTGGTTACTGAGACCGTGGCCACAGGACGTAGACATCATTTGACTGAGAAAACATTCAAACCCATTGCCATGGGCATGCCTTTTATTATTGTAGGCACACAAGGTAGTTTGAAGTATCTGCGCAGTTATGGATTCCGAACATTTGGTGACTTGTGGGATGAAAGTTATGATGACGAACCAGATGATTCACGGCGCATAGAAAAAATTGCACAGGTATTGAAACAGTTAGATGGCCTGGAAGAACATCGTCAAGACATATTTGAAAGTGCATGGGAAATCATAGAGCACAACTGGAATCATTTTTATGGCGGTGGCTTTGAACAAATATTGTGGCAAGAACTAAAGGACATGTTGAATGACATTGAATTTGATAGCGGACCGAATAGTCAACGGTAAAATATACCCTGCTCTAGCCCAGACGCTAGATCAAGATTTTGATCGACACTATCCGTACACTGTGCCTTTGCGTCTACAAGAGTATTGCGTTGAACATGGTGTTGAACTAAACATCACGGACATTGATTCTGAATGGCCGGCTGAGGTATTGTACCCAGTGGGATTGGGTTTCTTCGACTTTAGCATTGACTACTTTGAACTAATGCCTGAACGCATACGTACCGGATTGTTCTTTGATGATGTGCGTGTGCTGTTTTACTATCACGAAGGTGATAACCCTTTGCGTATTAAAATCAGACTGGACGAACTATGCGCCAAGCACAATTTGCGCAAGAACTGTTATGTGTTTGTGAGTGGCAATACTGCTGCCAAACAGTTAAAAAACTTTGTGTACTTTACAGACTTTGAACTTTGGTACTATCAACGCAACCGAGCAAACCTTGCACTAAAGATACATCACAATCCAAGAGAACGTGAGTTTACTGTGCTCAACAGACTGCACAAATCATGGCGTGCCTTGGCCATGGCTGATTTAAAGCACAACGGAATACTAGATAATTCATACTGGAGTTATTGCGAGTCAGGTGAGTTTGTGGATGTAGACTGTGCTATTGAGATTGATGATATATCAGGATTACGCACTAGAACTGAAAAGTTTTTACAATCAGCTCCATATATCAGCGACGAGTTAGATTTTGACCAGCGCAATGATCACAAAACTCTAGTACCCAAGTATCATGCCAACAGTTATTGCAACATTGTAATGGAAACACATTTTGATATTGAATCTAGTGGTGCATTTTTAACCGAAAAAACATTCAAACCTATCAAGCATGGACAAATGTTTTTTGTGGCAGGACCTGCTGGCAGTTTGCAAGTGTTGCGGGATCTGGGATATTGTGTGTTTGATTCGGTGTTGGACAACAGTTATGATCTTGAGCCCAATGCCACACAGCGTTGGATGGCATTGACTCGATCAATCTTTTTTACTCAACCAGATTTGCCACAACTGTTTGAACTGTGTCGTGCAGATATAGAACATAACCAACAGTTATTTCTTGCCAGCAAGAAGGACCGTTTAAATACCCTAATCAAGGAAATCAATGAATCCCATTAACTCATATACCAGTTGGCAACCACTAGAAGAAGTTATTGTGGGTCGTGCATATACACCAGACTATTTTGACTTTATCGAAAATGCTCAAGTGCGAAATCAACTGCAACAGATATTATATGAAACTGAGGAAGATTTATCTAATTTGCAAAAAACCATTGAGACTTATGGTGCGCGAGTACAAAGACCCAACCTTCCCAACAAACACCAATTTCAACAAAATCAAATAAGTGGAGAAGGTGCACCACTACCGCCACTCACACCAAGAGACTGGCAGATCACACTAGGTAATAAGTTGTTGCGTGTACTAGCTATGCAAGAGTTAGATGGATTATGTGCTGAGTACGAAGCAGTACAACCTAATTCAGTTATCAACCCACATGGACCCACAGGGTGGGACGAGAATTGTATTTTAAATGGTGCCAGTGCCAGTTGCATTGTGCGTGTGGGTCGTGATGTGTTCTTTGACAATAGCGGTTTTTTACGTCCAGATCAAACTCGCTGGATTGTGGACAATGTGCTAGGGCCCGAATATAGAATACACGAAGCAATCACAGATGGACACGGCGATGCTGTGTTTGCCATACTCAAGCCAGGAGTGTTGCTGAGTAGCAAGCATGACGTAAATTTAAACTTGGCTGCAGACTTTCCAGGATGGGACGTTTGCAAAATATGGGATAGTAGTATCTGGGCTGCTATGGAAGTTGGCAAGTTCAAGTATGAGTCTAGCCCAGGTGCGTGGTATGTGCAAGGACAAACACCCACACCTGAGTTTACAGACTTTGTGAACACTTATCTAACCAAGTGGATTGGATTTGTTGCTGAAACTGTTTTTGATGTCAACTGCCTGGTGTTGGATGAGTCTCACGTTATATTCAGTGCATACAACCGAGAAGTGTTTGACTATTGCCGTAAGCACCGGATAGAACCCATCATCTCAGAACTTCGTCACAGTTACTTTTGGGATGGTGGTATCAGTTGTTGCACTCAAGACATTCGACGTCGCGGTGGCCTGGAGACTTATCTCTAAGGATGTCCAGCTAGATAAAATCTATTGGCAGTATCGTCGGCGCCTAACACAGGGGTCATCGGCAACTCGCCCAGGTGACGAGGCCAGGCCAATATACTCATCAATGCTGTACCTCCAAATACATTGTCTGTGTTGTTGGCAAAATTTGCAGGATTATAATTGTTGACTTGGGCCCAATAAAATCTATATCTATCTTCGCTCAACAACAAGTATATGTCTCTAAGGTCCTGTGATTCATGCGCTTCATAGTATACCACAGGGCAATATTGTTGTATGATTTGCTCACAACCTTGCAACACCTGTAGTTCATGTCCTTCCGCATCAATCTTGATAAAGTCTGGTGGGTCCAGTCCAGCAGTATCTAAATCAATGGCAGTAACCGGAATTCCTGTGGTGTGGGCAACAACACTAACAGCACCAAAATTGCTTGTCTGATCAGGATCATAATCTGAAATGTAACAGGTTGTCTTGCGGTCACTCACTGCGTACTGTCCTAAAAACACATTGTCAAATTCTTCAGTGTTTTTTTCTAACAACGCATAGTTACCCGGATGTGGTTCAAACGCATACACACGTTTGGCCCGTGTGGCAAATGCTGTGGTATGGTATCCTATGTTGGCTCCCACATCATATACCACAGCACTATCAGTTAAAAAACTCAGGATAAAATCAATTTCGCATTGTCCGTACTCTCCGTAACGAGCAAGGCTGGCACCAATCATTAGATCATTACTGTGGTACCAAAATTCATTGCAATATCGAGTTTTTGTAGATTTGATCATGAGTATACTGTTACACCATATAGCATTTCAAAACGGTCAGCGTCTGCACGATCATTGACCATGGGCTCGCCACGTATGTTCAAACTGGTGTTCAGCAACATGGGACAACCTGTTTTGGCGTACCATGCTTCCAACAACTGTCTTATTCCTGATCCATCCGCTGCCACCGTTTGTACTCTACTGGTGCCATCAACATGACATATGGCAGGGTAAACGTCAGGTTGGCGACAATGAGCCACTGACTGCATATAACTGTGAGTATGCCAGCCTGGCTTGATGTCAAAGTATTGATCAGCCAGTTCAGCTAATATGACTGGCGCAAAGGGTCTAAACTTTTGTCTGCGCTTGATTGCATTTACTTGATCTTTTATGCTGGGCATACGTGGGTCAGCCAGTAGGCTACGATTTCCTAGTGCTCTGGGTCCGAATTCGGCGCGACCGCTAGCCACACCAACAATGCCATCACGCAAGAGACCACCAACGGCAGCATCAACAGGATACCTACCAGGTATGTCATGGCCCAAAAAAGCATTAGTCCAATTAATGCGCTTATTGTAAACAAGGGCTGCGGCGCCAAGGCTACTGCCAGCATCACCAGGACAAGGCATAATCCATATATCATCAAAAAATCTCCTTAATTTTCTATTGGCCAAACAGTTGAGTGCAACACCACCTTGATACACAAGATTGGTGCTCCACCCAAAGTCTCTGGCCCGACGCATGACGTTGCCGATCAAGCGTTCCAACAATCGCTGCGCGGCAGCAGCAATATCCACATTATCCAGTCCACCCATGAAAGTGTCACTAACTCCGGCATGTAAGTTTTGTTTGAACTGTGCAGTACCGGGATCACTGATCAACACTGCTTCCATGAGATCATGATAATGATCATCACCATATGCTGCCATGCCCATGGTGATGTATTCTTCGTCTAGTGGGTGTAGGCCCACATGCTTAGTAATTGCACTGTAAAACAGACCCAGGCTGTGAGGATATCGTTGTGCCCACAGTCGCTTGTACTGTGCTCGTCCTTTTCTGTCATATTCTGCTCCCCAGATTGTGATTGTGTCCCACTCGCCTATGGCATCAATTACCACCACTGTGGCACGGTCATATGGACTTGTTTGAAATCCGCTGGCTGCATGGCTCAAATGATGACTGTGACAACTGTGCGATGCTGTTGGAAAAAATCCTTTGAGTTGTTGCTTGAGGATTTGTTTTGTGGTCAACTTGTTCCACTCTATGCCCTGACCGCTGTACCACTGGCGTAGTTGTTTTTTCCAGGGTGTTTCGTAGTAGGCCACATGATCAATGCCGCCGACATTGCATACGTCCCATATCAAGTCTTTGTGGATGTCTGCATCATTTTTCTTTTTACTATACCGCTCACTATGGCCAGCAAACACGATGTCGCCTTGTGAGTTGATCACTGAGGCAGCAGCATCATGATAGCCAGCTGATATTCCCAAGATATTAATTTCCAAACTCCTTGAAAGTTATTTCATATCCTACTACAATACCAGCACGGTTACTATTGACTTCGTAACCTGGAGCAACCCACCAATTACCTTTTTTTGCTCTAACAAAAGGCGCCAATGGTGTAGCACTATATCCGGTCACAGCACCAAGTTCTACAGTGGCAAAATCAAACTTGAATTCTCGTCCGGCATAAACACTGGGTCGGTAGTCAGAATTATAGTATGCACCTGTGATATAAGAAGTTTCTGACGTGTATCTTACATGAGGGTGTATGTTATTGTAATCACCTGAGAATCCCAGATGAGTTGACAACGCCAACATTAATGCCCAGCTATTCATTTGTAGATAAACGGATCTCGTTTGCGAAGTTCTTTCAACTTCTTACGATAACGAATTTCTAAAGTAATTCTGTCCCAAAGTTTACGTATCCATTTCATCTCAGTCTCCTTATTTGCTGTTCAGCATAGTCTTGATCACTCCAACAATACTCATATGTAGCTTCAGCATCACTTGTGCGTATTTTATACACATCAAGATGACCTGCAAGTTGTTGCCAGATTTGATTGTAATCTAGGGTACCAAATGATTTTGTTAAGTTAACCTGTGCTACTCGGGGATGACCAATAGTAAGACTAGAATCTTCAGGATCAAACCCATTGGCCACAAGCCATGTACGAAAGTCTGCTAATTTTTTTATTTGCCACTTATAAGCACCTGGGTCTCTAGCCCATTCTATGTCAAAATCTCCAGCGGCTTCTGTTTGATTGCGTAAACTGGTTGTAACCAACTCTTCTACATTGCGACCTTCGTCATTAAACACTTCCCAATGTGCTTTGCCTACTGCTTTGTTTACGCCCACATATACTCCGCCCATTTGTCGGTTGATTGTGTCTATGCCAAACAGTTCATAATCTTCTGAATCTAATGCGAAACGTGGTGCATTGAGCCAACACATGAGTTGACTGGGTCGGCGCCATTCAGGTGCTTGCATGACCTTGCGCATGCTCAACACAAGACTTTCGTATTCGTGACACAGCAAGTTAAGTTGTCGTATGTGCCAGCGTGTGCCAGCATCGGCCTTGACCCAGTAAGGACTCATATGCCCAGAGTGTCCTTGAAGATCTTCAAAATACCGGTGCAGCCAATTCATACGCTCATGATCAACATCCAAGTTGTCTTGTATGGTGCCTTCCACGGTGAACTGATCGTCAATGGTGTAACCCAACCCGGCTGAGTTGATTGCGTCAATGCTGGCATTGATTTGACCTACAATATATTCAGCATTGCGTACACTTTCTGTCCAGCCCAGCCAGCAGTAGTTTTTTTCTAAATGCAAGTTGTTACGGATAATGTCGTTTAATGCCGACAGCCATTTGCGACTGAGACTGTTGTCTGTGACATCAATGTACAGCGTGAGTGTGTCCGCGCCACGCAGGTCTATTTCAATTCTATCAAGCAATGTTGTTCCACCATTCCAGCACTGCGGGACGATCAGCAAGTATTTCAGCCATTGTAATCTTCTGTGTGCGTATGCTTTCTAATTGTAACACACGAGCTTTGCCCCGAACAAGTCCTTTGGCATACTCGTTGGGCCATTGTTCAGAAAATGTGGGTCTGATTTTCAGTTGTAACAATATGTCACGCAACGCACCATCTACTTGAGGCACAAGTTCGTCTACCCATGTATCCAACAATGCTCTAGGCAGGGCCAAGGGACTCATCACAATGTCTGGTGAGAATGCAAATATCACTTTAGCCAGGACGTCAACTCCGAATCGCTGTGCAA